CCACAATGGACTTCACTTTATAATCATATGATGTCGAAAGGGAATGAAGCCTGTGACGCTGACTTCGGAACCTTTGATGGAAATTTGCGTAGGGATTTTATGTTAACTGCTTTTAATGTAATTGTAAAAACTATAATTAGTTCCATGCGCCGATCTGGAGACTATAGTGAAGACTCCTTGCCTGCGCATGAAAATGTGTTATATGTGCTTTTAGATGAAAATCTTGCCACAATTTGTGTGGCAGGAAAAACTGTATTTTGTGATGAACATGGAAATCCATCTGGAAGTGTTTTAACAACTGTCCTTAATTGTATTGTCAATGTTTTGTATCATTGGTATTGTTTTAGAAAGATAACTAGTTATACGTCATTTTCAAAGTTTTTAGACACAATCTCAATTGTCTGCTTTGGAGATGATATCATTTATACTGCCAATAGGGAATTAGGATATACTTTTGAAAATGTAGCCCATATTATGATTAATGAACTTGAACAGGATTACACGGATGCTGGAAAAACTGAACATGGAGCAGTGAAACCGATATCAGAGATTTCTTTCCTAAAGCGAAAATTTAATGTAATTTCACCAACCATAGTTCTCTCTCCAATAGAACGCGAATCAATTGAAGGCCAATTTAATTGGACTTGTATTGAGGCTACGGACTATGAAACACATTTCCAGAATGTTTCTGAAGCATTTCTGGAGGCGAGTCAACACGGAGTAGAGTATTTTATTAGATTTAAGAATGCAATTAGGCAAGGAATCCAAAATTCAAGCTTCAAACACCATCCTAGATTTAGAGGACTAAATCCATCGTTTAGTGATTGTAGACGCGACTTAATCGATCGCATCCAAAATGCTTAGGCTACCTAATTTGTAAGTGTGCTATTTTTAGTTATGTCGAATAATGATCAAAAGTCATCGATGAAGGCACAAAGTGCCACACCTGTTTCCTCTTCCTCTTCGAGTAGAACTAATAGTGATGATGTTAGCCATAATATTGAAACATCAAAGCCAGTGGCTTTATTAACAAATACACCAGATGTGTTGGCTCATACCCAACTTATTCGAACAAACGAGTCAGGAGTTTCTGATCAAGCAATAGACTCCAATCTTCCACCTGGAGTTATTAATGCTAGATTTGTTAAACAGCTCATGACACCGTCTGGCGTAAAAACTGTTATTATTATGGCTGATGAAGAATTTGAAGATCCCCAACTTTATGATTTCTTACCCGGACTTGATATGCCAGAATCTGGTCATGTTTGGTCCCGTAAATTTAGTAGTATTCCAGCTTCTGGAAGTCCCACAATTGATGCTTCACCAAGGTTTTCCCAACGTACTCAATATTATTTAAAACCATATCTTCATTATAATGGTCATGCTATTGTTAGATTAATTTGTAAACCAGGATTGATGCAATCTCAAAATTTTTGGGTGTCACGTATGTTCGATACTGCAGGAGCTGAAAGTACAAATCGTCCCTTTAATGAAATTGGTTTTAATTGGAATCC